AAGTATAAACAAGAAGTACAGAAGTTTGCAGGAGCGCAACTTGGAAGAAGAAGACGAGACGATTACACTGATGGTACGATCCGTATCCCAGTTAAATCACCGTCTCCTTAATAGAGGATTAAATTATGGCAATATCATCAGTATTAACAAACACTTTTAAAGAAGAATTATTAGGAGGCTATCATAGCTTCAATGCTTCAGGAGATACTCCAGCAGGCAGTGCATTTAAATTAGCTTTATATTCTAGCGGCTCAGCTAACTTAGGAACAACAACAACTCAATGGGTTGTTGCATCTACTCCTACTGCTGATCCTACAAATACTTACGAAGTCACAACAACAAGTTCAGGATACACGTCTGGCGGAAACGCTTTAACTAATACGGGTGTAGCTAAAAGCACCGTTACTTCTTACACAGATTTTTCAGATACATCGTGGACATCAGCTTCTTTCACAGCAAGAGGATGTTTACTTTATAATTCATCTACGATTTCTGGATTAACAACAAACGCAGCCGTTTGCTCTATTGATTTTGGAGGAGACAAAACTGTTTCTTCTGGAACTTTCACAATTCAATTTCCTACTAACGATTCTAGCTCAGCAATTATTAGAGTAACGTCGTAAGGAGGTAAATCCTTATGGCTGCAACCTGGGGCACTAATGTTTGGGGAGCCAATTCTTGGGAATCCGAAACAGTCGCCGTTTCATTAACCGGTTTTTCCGTTACATCATCTTTAGGAACTTTAGCTTACGCTCAATCAGTAGAAGGTTGGGGTAGAGATACTTGGGGATCAAACCAATGGGGCGAAGATGCAGTTGATGTTTCAGTAACTGGATTTGCAGTATCGGGCTCCTTGGGTTCTATTACCGCTACTCCAATAACTATTGCATCTCCTACAGGTATAGAAATTACAGGGAGTCTAGGTGCTTTTACTCTTAATTACGATTTCAAACTAGATCTCACTGGTCTTGGGCCTGCAGCTATGTCAGCAGGATTAGGAGTTCTAAATATTAATGATGGAGCAGATCATAGCCAAGGCGTAGGAAGTTTATTAGCCACGGGAAGTGTGGGTGCTTTAAGTCATGAAATGACCTATGAGTTGGGGTCTTTAAGTGCTACCGGTTCTGTAGGAGCCCTTACTATTACTTCCGCTAAGCTTGTTGTTATTACTGCCACTAACTTAGCGACAGGTTCTCTAGGTTCGGTTACGGTTGCCGATATGGCAGTAGGATTAAGTGGTATACAGATGACAGGTTCTGTAGGAAGTTTCACAATAACTGACATGCAAATTGGACTTTCAGGGCTTGAAATGACGGGTGCTTTAGGAATAATATCTCCCTTACATTATAAAACCGACACTATTACCGGGTCCACGTCCTATACAAGTGTTGACATCACGGGCTCTACATCATATACAATAGATGAGCACGCAGCTTAATAGGAGAAAATATGCCTTCAACATACACAGGATTAGGAATACAACTTATGGCTACCGGCGAGAAGGCTGGTACGTGGGGGACTCTTACTAACACAAACTGGAATATTATAGAACAGATTTCTGGCGGCTATACAACACAAGCTGTAACAGATGGAGCTGATACCGATCTATCGGTTTCTGATGGATCCACAGGTGCTACTCTTGCAAATAGAGTTATAGAATTAACAGGATCATTATCCGCAGGAAGAAATGTAACTATTCCTTTAGATGTTCAACAATTTTACATAATTAAAAATGCAACTACGGGTTCACAAATAGTAACATTTAAATACATAACTGGTTCAGGAAATAGTGTGGCCATTGCTAATGGAGATACAGTCATTGTTTACGCAACTGCGAATGATGTAACTAATCCGGATATAGATAATGCCAGTTCTACTTTTGGAATATCGGTAGCAGCAGGTAACGGAATATCAGTAGCAGGAAGTTCAACGGTTACTGTCTCTGCTAATCCAGCGATGACACCTTATATTTCTAGTACAGGAAAAGTATTGGTAATGGGGTTTTAAATATGATATTAAATTTTAAATTAATAGGAGAAAAACATGGCAAGTGAAGCAATGAAAGTAAAAATGGTAGCAGGGGTTACAAATACTGAAAATGATTTGTTAGCAGCACCATCAGGCAAAACTTTAACAATACTTAATATAACACTTTGTGAAACAGCGGGAGCTGATGAAACTTTCGATCTTTATATTAGAGATGATGCTGGTGCTAGTGATTATGAAATTTATTCTGATCAAGCGTTAGCTGCCAATGCAACTTTTGAACATACTACAAGGCTTGTTCTTGAAGCAACGGATGTGCTTTCAGCTAAATTAGCTAGTGCTGGCAATGTTGATTGTGTTATTAGTTATTTAGAACAAACGTTATAATAAGGAATAAAAATTTATGAGCGGACCAATAGGAAATAATCCATATAGATCCTCAGGAGTGGTTGCGGCTGCAGCAGGTGGTGGTGGTGCGGTAGATTGGTGCACGACAGCACAAACTTCTCCTTTAACGGGTGTAGCAGGAAAAGGTTATTTTATTAATACAACCTCAGGGGCAATTACGGTAACCCTTCCCAGTTCCCCAACAGCTGGAGATCTAGTTGCATTAAAAGATTATGCCGGAACTTGGGACACTAATGCTGTTACTCTTGGTCGAGGAGGTTCAAAAATAAATGGTACATGTTTAGATGCCACTCTTAAGACTGAAGCAATGTCAGTTACGATGATTTATGTGGATGGTACAAAGGGGTGGCAAGATGTTAATGATTCAACTGCGAATGTAACCGGAGGATCTTTTCTTTCGGCTACTGGAGGAACTATATCTACTTGCGGTTGTTATAAAAATCATACATTTGATGCTTCTGGAACTCTTGAATTTACATCTCTAAGTACATGTACAGCTACTGATCTTGTAAGTTATATGGTCCTTGCTGGTGGTGGTGGTGGTGGATCAAATCATGGTGGTGGCGGAGGCGCAGGAGGATTTAGAGAGGGAAAAGACCCTGCTGATCCATTGGCTCCTAGTGCATCGCCTTTAGCAGCAGCATGTTCAGCTTTAACAGTTACAGCAACCTCTTATCCTATTACCGTCGGTTGTGGCGGAGCAGGTGGAGCCGCGGGTGGTGGAACATCCTCGCAAGGAGGCAGTTCAATTTTTCATACAATTACAAGTGCTGGAGGCGGTACGGGAGCATCCGCACCTTTAACAGCAGGTACAGGTGGTTCCGGTGGTGGCGCTACATATATAAATGCAACAGGAGGAGCAGGTGACACACCTGATGTAACTCCTGATCAAGGTTTTCCAGGTGGAAATGCTCAACCAAGTTCACCTTATGCACCCGGTGGTGGGGGCGGAGCAGCAGCAGTTGGAGGAACCGGAAGTGGTTCTACGGCAGGCCCTGGCGGCGCCGGAGTAACAACAAGTATTAGTACTGCAGCAGTCCAACGAGGTGGTGGCGGTGGCGGAGGCCATCAAAGTTATACTACATCGGCAGGTGGATGTGGAGGCGCAGGTGGTGGCGGTGCAGGAGCACAAGGCTCTGGCCTAGTAGGTTCCAACGGAACAGTCTATACTGGTGGTGGCGGAGGTGGAGGTCATGCGAATTGTCCAGCTGGAGGCCAAAACGGCGGAACTGGGGGAAAAGGAAGAGTTATTGTAAGGTATAAATATCAATAAAAATTATGGCAGCTTTTGCAAAAATAGGATTAAATTCTAAAGTTATCGCGGTTCATTCGGTCAATGACAAGGACTGTCAGGATGCCAATGGTGTTGAAAACGAAGAAGTAGGTATACAGTTTTTAGAACGAGTACATAATTATCCATTCTGGAAACAAACGTCCTATAACACTAGAGGTGGACAACATGCTTCAGGCGATAATTCTAAAGCATTGAGAGGAAATCATGCAGGCATAGGGATGACTTATGATGACGACAATGATATTTTTATTCATCCTAAACCTTATGCTAGCTGGGTTTTAAATATGACAGACGCTCTGTGGCATTCGCCTATCGGTGATCCTCCTTCTTTAACTGAACAAGAATGCTTGAAATACGCTTATCAGTGGAATGAAGATAATCAATCTTGGGATAAAATAGATCTACAACCATCTCTGGTTTTATAACTCCTTTTTTAAATCACGTTGACATAGGAACCCTATTAGGTATAAAAGGTAGTTCTCTATGAGAAAGAAGACATTATCGGAAATAGATCTATATACAGGAGACATTCAAACTCCTAAAGGTTTTGAAATTAAGAGAAAAGAAATCAAAAATAGTATCCTTCAATCCTATATTCATCAAACAAGAATAAGTAATAATTCAAGAAGTTATTCATACCTAGATTATAAAGTACCTCACTCACAGCCCTTAGGTTGGTTGAAAGACCACATGAGAGATTATTTTAAGGTGGATTATGATAAAGTATTAATGACCCAATTAGATTGGGGAAATGTTTATAAACATGAAGAGCAATCTTTTTTAAGAAATACCATAAAACCTTTAGATTTAAAACACTCCCCTGATTATACTTTCATTTATGGTGTGGAGGTGGGTGAGAGATCTTGTGATATAGTAATAGAGTACAATGATAATCGGAGAAGTAATCGGACACAGCATATCCCGATGAAAAATAATTTCTTTGTTATGTTCCCAAGTACACAAAAATATTTTATTACCCCTAATCAATCCAAACAACTTAACGTTTTTTTAACAACTACTTATGAATCTCAATAATTATTATAGGAAAGGAGCAGAATGCAGTGGCCTACGTTAATTGTAGATAATTTTTTTACTGACCCACAGGCTATGGTGAACTTATCAAAAACATTTAAATATATGCAATCTCCTGATAACTCATGGCCCGGTACAAGAACGCCTCCTCTCCATGAAGCAGATAACAAATTCTTTCTCTGGTCAACTCGAAAAATAATGTCACTGCTATACCCTTCACAAGTGCTTGTTAATGGGGGTCTTCATTGGCAAGCGAGTCAATATTTTCAACGTGTTCCTTACAAAACTTATGGGGAAGAAGGGTGGGTTCATAATGATGGATCCCAAGCCGAGTTCACTGTTATTATTTATTTAAGCGATCATCCTCAAAGTGGTACGTGTTTATATGAAGGAAAAAATTTTAATACTACTACTGAATATTTGAAAGAGAAGGAAAAATTTTACAAAGATCTAAACGATAGGGAACGTATGGAAAAATACAGAGAGAAATGTAATTCTAAATTTCGTAAAAAGATTGAATTATTCTCTAATTTCAATAGACTGGTTTTGTTCGATGGTGCCAATTGGCATGCGTCCAGAAATTCTGATAAGAGTGAAAGTGATAGATTAACATTAATTACATTTTTTGAGATTATAACTGGTAAAGATATTAAATATCCTATTACTCAAATGAGGAGAATTTAAATTATGAATTTAGCTAATTACTACTGGTACTTTCAATCAGCAATCCCGCCGCGCATTTGTGACATGATTATTAAATATGGAAAAGCTAATAAACAAGATGAAGCTGTAGCCATTACAGGGGGCATGGGAAGAGATAGAGATTTAAAAAAACAGCCCTTAAATAAAAAAGAAATTAAAGATTTAAAAAAGAAAAGAGACTCTAGTGTTGTATGGTTCAATGACCTTTGGATTTATAAAGAAATTCAGCCCTATGTTAGTATGGCTAATAAGAATGCGGGATGGAATTTTATATGGGACTGGTCGGAATCCTGTCAATTTACTAAGTATAAAAAAGGACAATATTATGATTGGCATTGTGATAGCTGGAATAAACCTTATGTAAAAGAAGGTCC